TGCTGGTGATGGTTTGGGCACAATGGAATTGCGTTCATAAAATTATTACGCATACCCATTCCCATACCATGACGAATGTGATGTATGTGTGGAGGTGAATGACCCCAGCCCTCTCTTAAACAAACAATACATCCAAGCTGTGACAGTTTATCATAGTGCTGCTTCTCTGCTTTTGTCAAAATGAAATCCTAACTCTATTGCGAAACGTTGAATGTCTTGAATATAATTTTTGAACTCGTCTACATTTAAAGATGTCGTACTCTTTATAGCATATATTTCAGATCCTGCAACTGTCTTTTTTTCTGAAAGATATTTAAACCTAAACATATCATGCAACTCTTCTTCAGAGTAACCACAGTAATCACCAATCTCTTTTAACATTGCCCAGTACAAATCATTTTGTGAGTTAGATCTTTTTGATTTAAATTTATCTAATTCAAGATCACCATCTTTTTGAAAGTCATGGCCATTAATTTTTGCTATCGCCATTTCCTTGTTGTGTTTCGTTATCCTCATACGCTTTGCTCCATTTACTAGATTTATAAACCATTCCATTTTTTAATGTTACCTTCCATTCAGTAGGTGATAAAAGTTTTCCTTCTTCGTCAACATCAAAACATTTAAACCATTTAGTTGTTTCATATTTCATATTGGCTTATCTCTGTACCTTAATGACTTTGGTTGAAACCACAATGGTACTGATCCTTCCCATTCAAAATGCCTTTGTTTATTTACAGCCATAAATCCATCTGGAACTATTCTAGCATCTTCTATAGAAAGTTTACCTTCCATTATGTCTTTTTCTTTTTTCTTATTTCTGTAAATACTGCAACAATTATCTGCAAGATTTGTGATTGTAGCAGAACCTGCCACGTCAAACTTACTTGGTGTGTGTGAAGTTTCGTCTATTGTTTTTCTACTATGAGCCACTAAATGAATGTGAATATTTAGATCTCGTGCTGCAATACATAACTGGTCAACAAATTTCTTTTGGCCATTATAATCATCTTCATTTATAGAACATTTCATTAATGAATCTACCACAAAATGCTGGCAACCCAATTGCTCTGCTGCATAATAAATAACTGATAATACAGACGTTGGATTAGTAGATCCTAATTGATCGTACAAAAACAATTGACCTGTACTGCTATTACAAAACTCAGTAATGGCTGACTCTGTTGGTTCGCTAGTACCTACTGACTGACGAATATACCTAGCTAATGTGCTACGACAAGACATCTCAAAAGAACATATTAAAACTTTATAATTCTCTATGAGCTTCAGCGTAATATAACTGAGTAGCATACTCTTACCATGACCGCTATAGCCAGACCAAATAGTTGTTTCGCCTAAACGAAGTCTGAAATTTTCTGCCTTATCAAACGGAAGATACGCACCACTTTGAATCTCGCCAGAGAAATATCCAATAGTAGATTCAATAAAAGTATCTGGACTCTTAATTTTACGATATTCATCTGTATCCCTTTTAAAAAAATAGTTCTTAATCTTATCCTCATTAATGATGAGGTTCTGCATTTTCTCTTCTAATGACATAAGTCGTAAGCCTTTCTCAATCTTTCAGCTGCAATTAACAATCTATCTTTATCTTCTAGTGGGAGTTCTTTCCCATTGCCAATCTCTATAGCTGCTAATGCCACTAGCAATGTTTCATTAGAAATAGATTTTAATATTGAGTATGGATTAAAAGGTTTTGAAACTGGCTTGAAGTCACCTATACGCTGAGGCACAATATCATCAAACGTTAATCCAACTGCACCAAGTATATCATTAGCTGCACAGCCTGCAAAGCAATTTATAAGAATTCTTCCATCTGGCATCTGTTTAACTCCTAGCGAGGCTGTTCTATCGTCATGAGCTGGGCATAAACATTGATATTCATCTTTACCAGACTTGTAAGATTTTTCAAAGTGACCTATGAATTCATAAATATTCATGAGATGTCCTTAATAAAAGATCTCTTCTTCTCTTCTATCTTCTTCTCTTTTCTCATATCATCTTCTCTCATATCTTCTTCTCTTCTCTTCTCTCTAGCATAGGTTGTATACTCGTTGAATATAGAATTGTCTGAATCGCCCTCAAACCAAGCGTTTAGAGAGATTAACATATCCTGTACAAACTCTTTATCCTTATGCAGTCTAAAGCATAGTTTTTTAAGATCTGGAAGCTCACCATTCTTTTCTGAAGCCAAACACCAAAGCTCAAAAAGTGTGGCCTTTTGATCTGAACTTAACTCATGCCAGTCTGGATCGTTAATAATATCCCTGCCATATACCTTGAACCAGACCATAGATGCCTTGTTCTTAAAGTGCTGAAACTTACCCCAATTGCGTACTCTCATAAATCCTCCATAGTTAAACTGCCAAAAAAGCGTATCATAAGTAAAAAGCAATTGCAATATATTTTTTATATAAATTGTATATAAATACTTGACATTGTTTTTAATAGGCATAATATAACCATATCAACAATAACTATGGAGGTTGATATGTACGATAATAATTATGCTGACAAATGGGAAAACCCAGCTTATGTGGCTGCTGTTAAGGCTAATATTCGTAATAATGCAAATAAAACTTTTTTAAAAAGTTACGAAAGAGCTGAAGAAATATCTGATTATCTTGAAAAAATTTATTCTGATCTTCAAAATAGTGATCGTTCACCTGTTTCGTTTTTAGAAAAGCTATCAGCTTCATTGCGTGAATATGGCAAACTTTCACTTAAGCAATACGAATCTGTTTGTAAAATCATTGATGCCGCACAAGAAAAACGTGATTCTTTAAAGTCTGCTATTCAAGATCAAAAAAATCATGCTGAATCTATTGGTGTTAAATCTGAAAAATTTCAGTCAACTGTAACAGTTAAAAAAATTATTACTATAAAAGTTACTCAATTTAGCAGATACGATAGTGATGAGGCTCATATTTATATTTTTAATGACCAAGATAATAATGCTTTTGTTTGGAAAACTAAAAATATTTTATCTAATACAGCTAATGAGTTTGCTTGGAATCTTGAAAATGATAACGCTGTTAAAGAAGGTGATGTTATAGTAATAAAAGCAAGCATTAAAGCCTATACTGAATATAAAGGTGAAAAACAAACACTTATTCAACGAGTTAAAATTTTGGAGGTAAAATAATGGAAAATACAGTAGAAAATATAGTATCTTATGTTAATGGCCTTAAAGGTTTTGACTGGTACTATAAGTATTCAGATGATCATAGGGCATGGGAAAGTGCTACTAAAGCTAGGAATACTTTACTTTATAGTCAAAAAATACTTGACCCTAACTATGAAATATGGAATTCTATAGCACCAGATAACTTTCATAATGGAGCATATTAATATGGATAAGTTTGAATGGAGTCGTGATAAACAGCATACTTGGTATAACCAATGGGACTTTAAGACCCCAAGATCATACAAAGAACGTTATGGTGTTGACTATAACAGGGATGGTAATTATGCTTATGACGAAGAAAAATTTACACACAAGTTAATTATTATAGTATTATGTGTAATTGCATTATGTTATACAGGAGTTATAAATTGGATTTAGATCAAATCATTAAATTATTAAAAGAATCAGCAGATGATCTTAAAGCTGACAATGATAAGGCGGAGGCTAAAGAAAATGGATCAACAAATGTTTTACGATCAAGTGATGGCAGAATTACACCAACAACAGATGAAGGAGCAAGAGAATGAGCAAACAGGGAATAGTTAATATTCGTGGTAAAGAATACAAAACAGTTGCACTTCGTGTGCAAGAATTTAAAGAAAAGTTTCCTAGTTATTTTTTAACTACAGAAATTGTAAAGATTGATGATGAGCAATGTATCATTAAAGCCTATGCAGGTATTCATACTGATAATGGTAATGTTCAAACATTTGCCACAGGCCATGCACAAGAATTTAGAAAGGCATCACAAATTAATGGTACGTCTTATGTGGAAAATTGTGAAACCTCAGCTATAGGTCGCTGCCTAAGTGCACTAGGCTTAAGTGGCGAACAATTTGCTTCAGCTGAAGAAGTTGCTAATGCTATGTACCAACAAAATAATCCAGTTATTGAAACCATTACAGATGATGATGTTGAAGTAGCTAAAGGCCAACTTGTATTAGCAAAAGAAGCTGGTGAACTAAAAGAAAAGTTCTTTAAGTTTAGTCCACAAATGCAAGAAAAACTTCGTGAATTTGCTAATGAATTAAAGAAAGTTGCATGAGCCATTTAAGGGACAGTAGGAGGCACAACGTCATTACCGCTAGTAATTCATATGCAGCAGTATATGAGAGGCAGAAATTATGGAGGCAAATGACTTTGCGTGAGCCTCCATTTGAAGGTAACGAGATGACTGAGTGGGGTGTCTTAAATGAACCTGTAGCATTAAGTACGCTAGAAAAAGAACTTGATGATATAGTGGAGGCTGGTAACAAATTTGTTATGCATAAGGAACTACCTTTTGGTGCTAGTCCAGATGGTTATTATAATGGGTCTGTAATTGAAATTAAGTGCCCTTACACGCAAGAAGTATATCCATCTATACCAGACAGGTACTATTTTCAAATGCAGCTCCAGATGGAAGTATGTGACGTTGATAGTGCATATTTTTATATCTGGACACCAAACGAAACAAAACTAGAAATAGTTGAAAGAAGTAAGTCATGGCTTGAATGGTATATGCCATTAGCACTAGAGTTTATGAAATATGTTGAAGATGACATAGAACCTAAACGCTGGACTAAGAAACCAATTTTTGTTAAGGAGTAACGTATGGCAGAGTATGATAATACAAATAGTTTTGCACTATTTAAAAATGATAAGGGTTTAAATCCTAAACGACCAGATTATACTGGGAATCTTAACCTTGACGGTATTGAGTTCCGCATTTCTGGTTGGATTCGTGAAGGTGCTAAGGGTAAATTTATTTCTGGATCTGTGCAGTTAAAAGAAGTAACTACATCTAATGCTACAAATGAGGAAGATGCTCCCTTTTAGGAGCA